ATTTGTTGGGTCTCCTAGTTTTTTTGGGTATAATTGGGTATTTATAAGTCATGGAGGTAGTATAATGACAGACACATCAAAATTCAAGTCAGTTGGTTTAGATTTGAAAAGCTATGAAAAGCTAAACAAAATATGTGAACATCAGAGAAGAAATATTAGGCAGCAGTTAGGTCTAATGATCGATAAAGAATTTGAAAAAGAAGAATATAATGATTACAGAGCTAAAGTAACAAGCCTAGGATTAGGTGCTATCAACAGACTTCATCCTAGAGATTAAACGATTAGCACGATTAGTTACCTGTTTATGCCAGCGGCTGTCCTCCATCTGGACAGCACATTCTTGCCAGTTCCTATCAGCTACAGCTTTGCATAGCTTCCTAAATTTGGAGAGCCTCGGTCTGCCTAGATTAAACATCATATTTGCCAATATTTTTTGCACTTCTTCAGGTAAATCGTTAAAGTTTCCGTATAATTGTTCGCACTCAGACAGCGTAACTTTGATGTCCTGGTCGAATAATTCGTTAATTCTTTCGTCATCAATCACTGTTCCTACTGGCAATCCATGTTCTGGATCTGACTCTTTTATAAGATGCCCTATGCCCACAGTAGGTAAATTTAAATGATCTAAATATACGGAGTTGACCCGTCCCTCGTCATTCTGGATCTCTTGTCTGAGCTCATCTATGTTCATGGAGTTCCTCTTGTTCTTTGTGCGATGGCTATGTTTTGAGGACTAAGACCTAATGAAAAAGCATTAGCTGGATTAGAAATATTTACACCAGCAAGTTGAGTTCCTGCTGCTGGTGGATTAATGGTAGGTGCAGAGGCTACGTTTCTAACTTGATTAATACCTGTCCTAGCTTGATTAATAGCAGGACCTAGCTGCTGTGTAACATTTTGTATCTGGCTTTTAACACCAGAACTTTCTAAAACTGCATCAATCTGGTCTTCTGCTTCATTAATAGCATTATCGATTGTTTGACCAGTTGATTGACTAAGTGCTTTACCAATAATAGATCCAAGACTTTTTGCTCTGTCTGCTGGTTTTTTAAATTGTTTTAAAGTAATGCCATTAAATTGAGATATAATGTCATCATAATAACTTTGTGATAACATTCTATTACCGAGTATTGTAAATTTTGCTAGTTTACCTAAGTTTTGAAATGGAGAAGCTGCTATGTTAGCTGCAACAAGATCTCCACCCTCGGCAGCCCTTGCATTAAATTTTAATATTTTACCAAACTTTTCCATACTTTCACCAACGCCACCTGGAAAAATTGTTCGGAGTTTTCCATCCTCTGCAGCAGCTAATATTCTATCTGCAAAAGCATTCAAAGATTTGCCGTCTGTCATAACCGACTCACCAAAATCATCAATCATGCTACTTATGTAATAAGATCTAATTTTTTGTTCAGCAGCACTATCTTGATTTTTAGCAAAATAATTCATAATTGGCTTAATTTCAGAGTTTTTAGTTTGTTTTTGAACTAAAAATCTTGCAGCCTCTAACGGATCTAAATCTAATGTTTCGTCTTGTAACTTATTAATTATTCTATTTCTTTGTTCTCTAACTAATATTTTTTGTGTTTCTGATAAAGCTGTAAGTTTATCAATTAAACCATTCATGCTTTCTGAATCACCAATAGCATCTCTATATTGATCTAAAACATTTCTAGCTTGCAATCCTGATATTTTTACGCCACCTATTTCATCAGCCAACTTTAAAATTTCATCTGTTTTATCTCCGAACAATTCTTTTGCAGTTGTGCCTAAACCTTTTATAGCCATCTGAAACTTTGTGCCGTTAAAATCTTTTACATTTTTAAAATTTTTAATTCCTGATGTTTCAATGGCATTTTCTAAAAATTGATTTGCAGCTCTTGCAGTAAACTCATCTGCAATTTCATCTCCAGTTCTACCACCTTGAACACCACCATACTCTCTAAGAAAGTCTTTAGCTCTTTGTAAAAATTGTGGATTATTTGGCTTCACAACATTTTTATAAATATCTATGTTCATTGGTGCTTTGTCTAGTTGACCTGGCATTGTTCTATAATTACTTAAATTTTTAATTGCTTGAGAAGCATATAAATCTTCCAATATACTTTTACCTTCAAAAAATTCTGCTTGAGCTCCTCTAAGTGTTGCACCTGCATTTTTAAATTTATTTGCTGATATACCTATATTTCCTAATCTGCCAGACAAATCTCTAAAAAATTGACTATTTTCATCACCCATTTGTTTAAACATATTGTCAATTTCATCTAACAATCCTGTGCCGTTCACATTCACAAGTTCTTGTTTAACAGTATCATTTGAACTCATTCTTAAATCACTTAATGTTTTTCTTAAATTATAAAGTTGATTAAACGATACGGCTTTATCTAATCCATCATCTATCTTTCCACCAATGCTTTCAAATGTATTTAATATATCTCTAAAAGCTGCACCATCTGGATCTCTGGTGCCTGCTATTTGTGGTGCATAATCACTTTTGATCCTTTTTAAATGATCTGCAAAATTATTTAAAAACATTACACCAGCACGACCTGATCCAGCATCATCTCTTAATATGTCGTCTACGGCTCTAAATTTACCAGAAATAAAGGAGTCAAACTCATCTGAAGCATTTTTAAATATGTCAAACAAATCATCATCAACGGAACCATTTTCATCAGCAGCTCTTCTAAAGACACCAACGGCATCTTTCATTTGTGCTATTATTTGTTTTTGTGCTTTTTTCTCAGCTTTAATCAATTGTTCGTTGTTATCAACCATACCTCGTTTAAGTATTTGACCAACATCTACTGCGTCAGCTCCCTCTAAGCCAAACTTCTCTTTGTACGCATCAATAACTTGTTTAATCACATCATTGTTATTTTTAAGTCTGTCTGATGTTTTAAATATTTTTTCACCAATAGCTTGTATTCTTGCGACAAGAGATGGTGCTCTAATAGCTGATAAAGTAGGTTTAACACCAAATCCACCTCTTACGACAGTGCCATCTTCTAATGTTACAGTTCTGTTTACTGCTGCAATCTTTTCATCAGCAGATAATCTTGCAAAATCTGCTGGTTTTATTACATTACCAGCTTCATCTATCGGTGGAGATGTTGATAAACCTGCTGTCTCAAGCTCTGTTGCTGTTAAATCTTTACCAGGGGTAACACCTCTTCTAACAGCTCTAAAAGCTCCAGCAGCTAATCCAAAGGTTAAGTCACTTACAAAACCAATTGTTGCTTCTTTACCTACATCTTTTGCAATATCTCCAAAGCTTTGTTTTTGCACACCAGTTACAGCTTCACCTAATTCTTCTATAGCTTGACCTCCACCAGCTCCTATACCAGCTCCAATAGCAGCACCTAAAATAGGTATTGGTATAGCTAATTGACCAGTTATAGCACCACCTACGCCACCCACTAATTCAGGAACTATACCTGCTAAATCAGAGAAGTCGTATTTACTAAACCCTTCTTCATCTACAAGTATATTTCTATCTGTTTCTTGTCCAAACTTAGCTGCACCCGTAGGTGTAAGAGCTAATCTACCTCTATTGTCCCTAATAAAATCATCATCACCAAGATCAAACTTACGAAGTATAGCATCCTCTTCTTCATTATTTTCAGCAACACTTAAAGCTGAACGCAAAGCATTACTTCTAATACCTGTGCTAGTATCGAACAATTGTTCGAGCTTATCAGCAGTATTTGGCTCTTCTTTAGAAACCAATTGTCCAGCACCTGATTGTCTAATGATGTTATTAATTTGTATTGATTCTTCAAATGTAGGCTTGTCACCTGCAATTGTGATATTGACTTTACCCTGTGGTGTATTTAAAACAACTTTACCCATTATTTTGTCAAATCTATATTAATCACACCATCTTCATTAACATTTAAATTATAAGTGCCTTCTGTTCCAGTGCGAATTGCTTTATTTAATATAGCCATAGTTTTGTTATACTCATCATCATTTCTATAATTTTCTCTTTTTGAAAAAGCGTTAAGTTGACTCTCTATGGCTCTTTGTGGTGCAGCAAATATTTGTGAAAGTTGATCAAGTCTATTTAAGTTTTCAGATAAGGGTTGTCCAACTTTTATCTCTCCTATTAATTGTTGTAATCTCTTAATATCACCTTCTGATACACCATTACCTGTTTCTTTTGTTAAAAACTTTTTATATTGAGATATTAATCTATCTTGAATTGCTCTTATTTTTTGTTCAGGAGTAGTGCCTTTGTCAATAATTTCAGCAACTCCTTTTGAGTAGTCTGTATCTCCTATACCTAATGGTTTTAGAACACTTAATACTCTATCTTTCAAAAGACCAATGGCAGTTGCATCGTTTGCTTTTCCTAAATCTTGAAGTATCCT